TGAAGGATTTACAAATGCTATTTCTGCCACACTAGCTAAAAGAGAATTAAACTCTTTTTGTTTAACATTATCAGTTCCATTTTTATATACATCTGCAAACTCTCCTTGGAGTTCTTTCTTTTGACGATATGTAATATCCCTTACACTAATTTCAAGATCATCAACTTTTACTTTCATTTTACGCTCCCTTTTTTATTAACAACTAACTTCGATTAATGCTGTACTTGATCCGATACCAGCTCCTAATGCTTTTACTCCTACATCTAACATCATGACATTCCCTTCATTAAAAGATACATCTGTTAGAACAGAATTAGCCATTTTGAACTCAAGCTCACCATCAGAAGGTGTATCATCTGTACCCATTAAAGTAGCTCCTTGAGATGCTCCTGTTGATTGTGCATTAAACGTATTGAATAAGCCTTTAAAGTTATTATCATAAACAACTGTAAAAGTTGCAGTAGAGGATACTTCACCGCTTCTAGTGGCTACTTCATATCCTGTTGATGTAACTCCATTAAACACAACATCATTAGTAATATCTAGTGAAAATGTACTTACAACTGCATTTGCTACACCGGCTATAATTCTATCGTCTGCATCCCAAGCTGACATATAATAATTATCAGATGAAATTGCTGTATCTATTGTTGTACTTGCAAAAGCTAGATCCACCGCACTTCCCGATTTAAAGGTCGCTGAGAATTTGATTCTTCCTCCTTCTGAATTTGCATCCCCACTAAGCTGTAGATTTGTACAAAAACAATCTTTAAAAGCTAAATCTGCTGTTGATCCATACGCTGATTTCATTACAATAGAAAGTAATTGTTGATCTGTTTGATTTACTGTTGCTGTGGATAAAGAACTAGATGCTACATTAGAAGCTATTGAATAAGGAACTGATGCATCTCCTGTAAGATTAGATAATAATAAATCTAATCCTTGTGTTGTAGCTGTTCCGCTTACTGTTAATTCCTTTACAGATGCTAATTTATCTTGAAAGAAATCGGTTGCTTGTAAAACTCTTGATCCACTTCTTACATCTAAAGTTTGATTGATTGCTAAATTTGGTGATCCTATGGAATCCACATCTAGGGCAATATATGGATTATCTGGACTACCACTACTATTAGGATTGATAGTTCCATAATCATCTTGCTCTGCAACTAGAAATGAAAAACCTTTAGGATCGTATGCTGTTCCAGAAACTGCCATTTAAGACTCCTTGGTTGTTTTTTTATTGTTAAACTGCTTCAAAAATTGATACTGTTAAATTTATGTTTGCTCTGAATTTTGATTCTTCTTCCAGCTTCTCATAGGTTATAGACTCTACTCTACCACCAAAATAATCATCTCCATCTCTTGCATTGTTATCTGGTGCGAATAGTCTCTTAATATGTTCTGCAATATTTGATACTTGCTGAAAGTTTTTAATAGTCATCTTCCCGGCTACATTCAAATCATATTCTATTAATACACTTACATCTCTTTGCTGACCATTAGCAAAAGTCTCCACCAATGTATCCTCAATAGGTTGAATAACGATGCTAGATGCCCCTTTATGATCGTCTAAATAAACAGGCACACTTAACTCCCCTCCCAAAGTTTTGCGAAGGTTTTTGATGACTTTATCGTATATATTATTTGTGTAATCAATCGGCATTATAATCTTCCGACAAACCCATATTTAACAGGCTGAACTCTAGTACTTACTTGGGGATTGCATTCTAGTTCAAATTCATCATTTGTTGTGTAAACACCTTCAGATGCTAAAATCTCCATCCCATTGGAAACACTATCCCAATTCCCGGTAAGAGTTTCACCATCTATATCCTTTACGATCTTTAACCCACTACTATCTCCAGAGAAAACATCATAGGAAATTGAACTTGCTGATCCATAAGTAAGTGTTCCGCCACTTGTTATTTTAATCTTTAATCTATCCCATGTGAATGGTCTACCTCTTACATCTAATATTCTTCCGGTTGTATTTGCATCTAAACTAATCTCTCTAATAATACCAGCTAATTTTTGAGGTGTTTCATCTTGTTCTAATACATACTGACCAGATCGAACTTTATCTAGGTCCCCTGTGCCTTCATCATTGGTAACTCTTGCTCTTAATTGATTGGCTTTATCTAGATCATAGGGAGCTAACATATAATAACAAGCTAATGTTGCTGTATTAATTACAATGATCTCCGGGAATACGTTTCCCATCGCTGAATCTTTCTGCTTGTA